CAAATGCTCAAAGCATTCCCAGCCCTTTTGAAGCCGATCCTGCTCAATTTCAATGAGTTTGACCTGATTGGTCAGGGCATTGACAAAGACGATAGCGCACCGTGCGCTGGGTACTCCTAGACCCTCACGGTAGGCGGCTAACTGCATCTCATGCTCAAAGTACACATCCACCTTATCTAAGTCGGTTTCTTTGGTCTTGAAATCGACTACAAAGCCCGCCTTAGCCATCAAGTCGCACTTGCCACCATACCCTAGCGGATGACCAAAAGACTGCTCTGAGAGCCACAATTGCTTTCCAAAGGCATTCTCTAAAGCTTCTATGATGCCGTTGATGTACGGTGGTTTTTCGGGCATATACACACCCTCAAACCAAGTTTGGATGATGGCGTGTATTGCAGTGCCACGCTCTGCCGCTTCCCTGCCCGTAGCCTTACTATCCTGCATTACCCTAGCTAACCAATCAGCTTCAGGTTCGTCAGGCAATCTAGGCAAAGTCAATGCGGCTAAAAGGACTTGTTGTTGCTTCCATGTATCAAGCCCTGCTTTCGATAGCATTCCGTTAATTGTTGTAACACTTGGCAAAAGTCCGAGTTTCCGTGCGTCACGGAGCGTTGCTGGTCGCTCCCCAGTCTTGCCGTGGACTGTATAGGCTGGAGTGCCGTCTTTCTTATACCAATGACCTGATTCACTTAATTTCTCCTTGACTATCATGGTGTCCTTAGAATGGGGGTGGGCCAAAACCATCATCATCTGCCAGCTTGGGCGCATTCTTCTCACGCTCCTGCTGACCCCGCCACTCGCTACTCTCCGCTATCTTTTCCTTGTAATACTTAGGTAGCGCATCGTATTCTTCCTGCTTATAGTTTTGCAACCAAAAAATTTTGGTGGGGTTAATACCTTCAGGCTGGGCGTTACGCAGTGCGCTAGGAACAGGGCTGATACCTGAAATATTAGCGTACTTACCATCCTCAGAGTGCGTAATATTGACCATGCAAAACTTACCTAATAAGTTCTTGAGGTCAAAGTTCTTACGATCCTCGGTGGTCATTTTTTTGTTTGACCATGCTTCTAGGTCTTGGCGTAATCGTGCCTGATCTCCAAGGCTGACGGTATACCGCTTAGATACGATTAATGGCTTGCCATCGTCTGTCTGTAATGGTTTGCCATCCTCATCATCCCCGTGCAGTTCCCAAGTCAATACGACCTTGTGCATAATCTTGGTTTCCCCAGCCCACTCGGTAGCTTGGTGGCCTAGGTCAATCACAGAATATAAACGGGCCATATGCAAGCCAGCAGGGGCAATTCTAAAATCTCGTTGGGTATCAGAAATAATCATTTTTTTTCCTTTAAATATTTTTTTGTGTACGAAAAACCAATACGGTATTGGTTTCTCTGTCTACAAGCGTTGAACAAACTCCGTTACCCCAGTGTTTGCTAGTCCATGCCGCAATACTGCCACGGATTGTTTCAGGATCGTAGTCAAGGCAAGGTATTTCAGCCGCTTGGTCAGGTACGAGGTTTTTAATGTAAGGTAAAAAATGACTTGATAGCGTACCCATAGGGTATTGCAAAGGTCTGCGTTTTTTACGGGCTACGATTTCTAAATCGCCATGTTTGTTGCCATCACTATCAATAATTGCAAATTTAAAATTGCAAGCATTAAGCATGGATATTATTTTTGGCAGGGTGATGCGTTCAATGTTGGTCATATTGATCTCCCGTATGGGTTAAGGTCTGCAAATACACCCTGTAAGAAATCACGCTGACGATTAACTGGCGCAAAGCCACAGCCATAGCGCAATAGGTCAATTTGTTCTTTGGATAGGTCTGTGCCACCTTCTAGCACATTAAAGATGCGTTCAAGTTCACCTTGAAGCTGTAGTAAGTCATTTGTTTGCGATTCTATTTCACTCATAAGAGTTCTCCTGTTATCACGGCACATACCGTACACCCATATTAACTTAACTTAACAACTAATGCAAGAAATATGTTAAGATTACTTACATGAACTCAGTCGCTATCATTCGTTTATTGGGTGGCCCTACCAAGGTTGCTAAATTGCTAAATATCAGCGTTCCCGCTGTATCTATGTGGCAGAACGGTGATATACCCTACGATAAGCTGGTAATCCTAGCCGCAACCCTTGAGAAACAAAGCCACGGGCTAGTAAACCGAAAGACCTTATTTCCTGAAAGTTATAAATTAATTTGGCCTGAGTTAGATTGATGTATACTGTGCTGGCAGAGTGATGTCTGTTTTGTAGTTACCTCTAAGCACAAGACCCTTTCGGTCTGATCTGAGTGTTTAGTAAATGGTTTAGAGGCATTTATTAAGCAACATCACCTTAGATCAGTCCAAAAGGGTTTTTCTATTTCTGCCACCCGAAACGACAGGGTGTTAGAAGAAGTCGGGGATGGGCTAGAGGCCAGCGGAGATGGATGCGCTGGAGCGAGGGTCGACACCTGCGATAGCCGATAGGAACTGGGTCAAGCCAGCCTATGTACCAAGCGTTACGGGATACATCTCTTGACAGTACCGCTAGTTCAGCGTTGGTCGTTCTATGGAGAAACGATGCTTAAAAAACAAGCTGGCAAATGGGTTTGGGTAGATGAACCACCACCGCCCGAAATACTAAAAGCGGTAAACGACCACCTAACCTTTCTACAAGCAAGACCCGTAGAAATGACTGAGGTGTTCGGACTTGCCTACAATACAGGCGGTTTAGCTGAATATTGGAAAAAAACAACACTTAGGGAAAATACTTAGAAAAAAAAGCTAAAAAACCCTTGACATGGTTAAGCTAACTTAATAAAATAGAGGTACTCAATAACGAGTGAGATAGAAAAAGGAGAAACAAATGAAATCAAAAGGTCAAGGTAAAAAAGAGTTTGTAGTAATGCAATTTGATGACTACAAAAATGAATGGCGTAACTGGAGTGTTCCAGTAACCATCAAACAAGCGTACTTTATTCTTGCTCGCAAAAACGCTAAATATTACAAAATTGAGCAAATCGCTAAATGATTGAAACCATAATGACCGTGTTTGCAATCGGTACTTTTGTAATCTTTGCGGCAGTTATGATAATTGCCGCATTTCTTTGCTATTGGATGAACAAATGACCTTTCAAGACTTCTACTCCCTATACCCCCGCAAAATGGGGCGCAAAGACGCTGAACGGGCATGGAATAGGCTAACCCCTATTCAGCAAAAAGAATGCCTAGAAGCCATGCCTAACTACCTCAAATACTGGAAGATTAAGCAGACCCAAAAAGACTACATCCCGTACCCTGCCTCGTTCTTAAACGCTGAACGCTGGACTGACGAGATTGACCTAGAACCCAATAAAAAGCCCGAACTACCGTGGTACTCGACTGAGGAACTGACCGCCCGTAAAGCGCAGGAAGTCGGATGCCCTGCTTACGCTGGTGAGGCGTGGCAACAATGGCGGGCTAGGATTAGCCAAAAGATTAAACAGATTGAGGAACAGATGTGAAACACACTCCCGATAACTACCTTGTCGAATGGTATATCGGTGTAGCCAAAAGGCGTGGCTGGGATGAAGTAGTACGCCTACTAAAGCAATACCCTGAAGATGAAGAACGAATGAAAACATTGATAAAAAAGAGATTAGGCCATGAGAGAGATTGACCCAAACCGTTGTATAGACTTTATCCTTGATAACGCTGGTAAGTACGCATCTGCCAAGGGTGAGTTAGCCCAGCTAGAAACCTTTAAAAGCAGTCTAAAAGCCATAATGATGCAAAAGTCAGGTGAACAGACCATTGGGGCGCAGGAACGGGAAGCATACGCAAGCCAAGACTACCAAGACTTATGCAAGGCTATTGGGGTAGCGACCGAGAACGCTGAGAAGCTGAAATGGGAACTAGAAGCCGCAAGACTACGCCACGCTACATGGCAGACTTTAGAAGTATCTAACCGTAACCAAGATCGGATATTAAAATGATTGAATTACTCAACGAGTTTCAGGTTCTTAGAACCCTAGTCCGTCACTATGACGATGCCCTAAAAAGCAACAACGCCATACAGATGATGGAGATTGCGGTAGACATTGCAGAATCCGCTGTAAAGCTAGAACAATACAGCGTGGATCATGCCAATGTATCGCAATAAAAGCTTACTGGAGATAGCTAGAAGCTTTCCCTGCACCCATTGCGGGGCTACAGATGGCACAGTGGTTGCCGCACATTCAAATCAATTAAGGGATGGAAAAGGCCGT